GCTTTACCTTTATCTAGCTTTCTTGGGTACTCTTTCCAGAACTCATTGAACAAGTTTTGCGCAGTAATTCTCTTGCTATTCTTTTTAGTTTGTTCTTCTCTGGGTTCTTGGTATTCTTTGTGACCAGTTTTCCCGTGACGGGGTTTTACCGTGACGGGGTTTTGGGTCACCCCCTGCTGCCCAGCAACAACGGGGATGTATGGTGAAGCAGTGACGAATTTGTAGTCTCCGAACGTCCCATCTGCGTTTTGGTTCTGCTTTTGCGAACGGCGCAGGTATCCGAGAGTTTCTAGTTCTAGAATCGCGCTCTTTATTGTGTCAGTTCCGTTGCCGTTTGCTTTAGCTAGTGACCGAATGCTCATGCTCCAACCGACGCTGTGAGACATTATCTGAGCCAGTAGCCCAATAGCTTTTAGCGACAGTCGTGAGTCCCTTAGCCAACTGTTTGGTATCTGTGCAAACTGGTCGTCAAAGGCGTGATGCCCTCTTACAAGAGGCATTGTATTCCTTTCTTAGATTAGATAGCTAGGAGGCTCAGTTTCGTGCTTGCCGCCCTGCTTGTCAAGTGAGTACCAGATACGACGCGTGTAGTCGAGTATCGGGTGACCGGGTGCAGAGAACTTAGAGGCTTTGTGTCCGAAGTCCCTTGCTTCTGCTGCGACGTTAGCGTCGCTTTCCATCCGCCCGTTGTACTCAGCGCAAACTAGTATCACATTTTGCAAGTTATCTAACACTTTTGAGCCGCCCATGCCTCTGTTCTGGACATGGTGCGGTACAAGGTCATTAGATTCGCCGCAGTGCCAGCACCACAGGTCGCGAGCGCGTAGCTTGCGCGTTTCTGCGGCTTTCACAGTCGAGTCTCGGCTTGCATAAGTTTCGCTTGAGTGGCTGTCGCCATCAGTGCGCTTTCCAGTGACCGAATCTTTACACGGACTCGGTTAGCCTCAGCCTTGCGTAAATCGCGCTGTAAGCGTGCGTCAGCGGCTTCTAGGCGTGAAAGGGCAGTTCTATCCGCCACGGTGCCTTCAGCCCGTATAAACGCCTTCTGTTCGATTAGGTCTAGCGTGTTTTCTGCTATCGCTAATTGCACTTCGCATTCGTAAAGAGCCTCAGAACCCCGGCGGTTCTCCGCCGTCAGGTCCGCTATCTCCTTTATTATCTCTGAGTGCATCACTTAGCACCAACAAATAATGTATGACTTCATTGTTCCAGAACTTAGCCAGCTCATGCCGCCCCAGCTTTCTTGCTAGGTGATACGCTTCCTCGGTTTCCCGAATCTTCGCCTTTAGCACTGAAAGATTTTGCACGTTCAGCCAGCCTTTCTAATACGTCGGTAGACGCGCCCTCGCCCTTTGCTTGAGCGTATAGCCAACGTAATCCGTCTACATCTGTAAGTTTAGATGCCTCTGCTTCATAGTCTCTCAAACTTGGCTTTGCAGTAACTCCACGCTGCACCTTTTCCATTTCTTCCCTAGATGCCAAGGTGTTTGAGTCTTTGTTCATGCTGTAACCCATCACCATCAGCGCTCTGCCAAGACTTGACGATTCTGAGTTTTCCATTGCGGAGGTCTGGTTTGCACCCGGTCCACCGTCTATCTCAAATGCGTGTCCAGTGGCTTTAGGTAGCTTGTTGGCTTGGTCGCCAGCAGTTAGGTACAGAGACGTCCTGATAACCCAGATTCGCTTTACGTTAGGGTCTTTTGCGTCCCAAGAATCATACTCGTTGGCGTTTACCCACTCAGTGACGATTCGCCCATCTTCATGGTCTGCGTGAAACTTAGCCAGTCGTTCTGCGACTGTGCTGTACTTGCTTAAATCAAACTTCATCTTCATCCTCTGTTTCTTCTTCGGTTTTTATAAATCCCCAGCCTGCGTCCATGTAGAACCACAGGTCTATTTCTTCAAGCGATATGCGCTCTAGGATTCCGTCTGCCAGCTTCATGCCGTTTATTAGTCCGGTAATTAGCGTGTCTCCTTTGCGGAGTCCCACGTAGCTGCCAAGCCCTATTTCTAGCGGCTCTGAATCTCTTTCTTCACTCATAGGTTTGCTTTCTTGTTTACTATCAAAGACGGGGACCCGGCTCTGAGTTGTCGTGATGCTACCCGGACAGTGTTTACCACTCCCCACTTTGCAGAACCCATAGTATCTAAGGTCCTTGATTTGAGCAACATTAGGTACTTGTAGCCCTCGTCGGCTGCTATTTGAGCGCGGTAGAGTTCTTCGCCAAGGGGTCCTAGCTCAACTTCTACGCCCTCAAAGTCAGGGTTCATGTATCTAACAGCGTTGTAAGTGGCTTCTGAGCCATCCCAGTTGGGCTTTGTCTCTGTCTTGACTGAATTCCAAAAGCGCTCAAGGGCAGTGTTCTGCACATCTATGATGTCTTGGTTGTAAGGCACTTCGTATTCGTTCCAAGTCATTCCTGCAACTGCAACGATTATGCCTTTCTTTATTTTCGTTACGCCCATGTAGTGCTGCACCTGAGCTAAGTAAGCCCTAGGCACATCATCCCAAGTTGTCCTAGCGGTCTTGACTTCGATAACCATTAGCTCACCAGTTACTCGGTGCTTAGCAATCGCGTCAGGGTTAGCGCGTCGGTAAGAGCAATGCTCATCTTCGTAGGTGCCAGTCTCAAAGACTTCCCACTCAGGGTATTCCTCAGCCCAAAGCATAAGGATTGGCGCTTCAAAAGCTTTACCGAACCGAATTGCCCAGTTTTCTTTTATCTCTGACGGTATGAGGTTTAGCTTCTTAGCCCATAGAGCATAGGCGCTCTCCCACGGGTTTAGACCTAGTATGGTGCCTACTTCACTACCCCCAATGCCTAAAGACCGCGCAGCGTGCCACTCAGGGCTTCCCGGAGGGTATATGCCAAGTAGCTTTGCTCCGTTCAGCGTTTCCGGTGCGTAGAATTCCATATTTATCTCCTTTTGTTGGTATTGTGAAGATTACTATGGGCAACGGACAGATTACAAGTAGGTATATAAAACTGTTACAAAGCATTCACCAAGAAGGTGGCGTGCCTTGCGAAAGAGTCCCAGCGTTGTTTTTTCCGGAAGATTTAGACACGACTGAATTGCGAGCGGCAGCAACTAAGGCTGCAAAAGCTTTATGTCACTCTTGCCTAATTATAAACGAGTGCTTTGAGTTTGCTGTCGAGACTGACCAGAGGCATGGAGTATGGGGCGGCACATCGGCAGATGAAAGATAGTTAAAGACAACCGCACCACCTCCTGATTGCTCAAGAGACAGTGCGGTATTAATGCTCTTATCATAGCAGACTATCTAAACTTGCAATAGTCGGTTATTCTGGTTACTGTTTGAGCATGAACTCAGAACAAGCACACACAGCCCTAGCCGACGGCATAAAAGAAACAGGCGCACCAGCGTGTCAGGAATCAGACCCAGACGCATGGTTTCCCGAAGGCGCTAACGGGGGTCCTAGAAGCGCCGCTGCGAAGCTTTGCGGTCATTGCCCTGTACAGATGCTCTGCTTGCAGTTTGCACTGATAAACAACGAGCAGCACGGTATCTGGGGCGGTCTTGGCGCTAGAGAGCGCAACAGGCTAAAGAAAAAGCTAAGTGCTACTTCTTTGTAATAATCGAAGTAAGTATTGACAGCAGTGCAGAGCCAGCAGCAATGCTGAAGAACCCTATCCAGTCAACAGTAAACAGCCCTACAGTGCCGCCGCCTAAGAATGCGACGCCTGCCTGAGCAAAAGTCTTGATTGCGCGTTCTCCCGCGAACTGCCAGAATTCTAAACTAAACATCTCCATTGGTCCAATCTTGATTGTTTTTACCGTCTTGCCACGATGCACTTACAGTGTACGCCGTCGTGATGATTGAGATAAGCGATACGCCGCCTGTTATTAAAGTGACTCCGACTCCCCACTGGTCAACAAGGAAAGTTAGAGAACCGAAGATTATCATTGCAAAGCCAAGTCGGTAAGAACCGAAGATTAGCTTGCGCCGGAACTTCCAGCTTGCACCAGTTGCAGACTCCGGCTCGTCTTTGAGAAAGAACACACCGTCGAACATCTTTACAAGGGTCTTTTGCAACATTCGCAAACCTCTCGTACAGGTCGCTTTACATTAGCGAGGATTAGCTTGTATACGTCAACCTTGTCAGACGTTACGCCAAAGACGCCCTTTAGCGTTTTTGACGCAGTTACGTGGACGTGGGGACCTGAACTAACCCCACTGTTACCGAGAACTCCTACAGTCTGACCTTTGCGCAGTTTTTGCCCGACTGAATATCCGGGCTTAGAATCCATGTGGCAGTAACCGAGATACCAGACAACGCCGTCTTTATCCATAGCTGTCTGGACGACAACCCAACCAAGAACTTCTGAGAACTGAATCAACCGAATCGTGCCTTTGGCAATAGCTGGGATGCGTGTGCCGAGTGGTCTAGCCCAGTCAGTCCCGGAGTGGGGTTGCATACCGTTTGCTTTTCTAAAGCTGCTCATCTCGCCATAGTGCGAGGTTATGTATTTAGCGTCATAGACCAGACGCCAATCGGCAGTCCTGTCAGAAAAGCGACTCATTTTGATTTCCTTGGCTTGTATTTCTTACCCACGAAGTAAGCTCACTAACCCGACTGCCACTGCTCCCAGTGTTGCGCCGTAGACGCCGTAAACAAGGCGAGCGATAAGCTCAACCTTTGCTAAACGAGTTTCCATATTGGCAACCTTTTCTGGCAGATACTTCAAGCCACGCAGTTCGGCAAACATCTCGATTTGGTTCTCATTAACTTCCATAAGCTTTTCATAAACTTGGACATTAGTGATCCTGACGGATGTGCCTTCTTCTGCCATTGGCTATTTGACTTCTACTACCTTGACAACAGCTCCGACGGTATCAGAAATGCAATAAAGAGTGTCGTCTGCGTTGGTCTGAAATACAGCGTTGTTAGTTTCGCTCAGAAGGATTCCGTTTGCTGCCGATACGTTTGAGCCTCCGACATAAGTTGCAGCGCCTCCTATGACCCATGTGCCATTGCCATAAGCTGAAGCGTATACGTGATTTCCCCCGAATGGGATAGTTCTGGGAGTCCACTCAACAGCGTCCTCGGAGGTGCTTACTTCGCCAAAGTTGTCCCCTCGCCCTCCAACCAGATAAAGACCATCTGCATAAAGCAGGGTACTCGGATATTTTACATCAGCGTTTGACGAACTCCAATCAGAAAAGCCTGTTTCAGAAGTACGCATAAAATTAGTTGAACTTACTACTACCCAAAGAGGGATGCGAGCATCACCAGAAGCCTGCGCGTTTAGTATCCCTAATAACATTAAGCTCATCAGACTGCCTCCACGTTCCCTATTAGTCGGTATTCGCCTGTTGCCCACGCTGGAATTTGTTGGTTCATGCTATCTATTGTACAAGCACAAGGCGCAGGCTACTTATAGTCTTTTTTCTGCCAATGCAAAGTCTTGTATGCACGCAAAATTGTAGAATAGTAGGCAAACGAAACCTTGTCTGAATGTTTCTTTGAGTAGGATGACGAAGATGACTTCCAAGACTCACGCTTGATTGGTATTGCCTGAGCTATTGGAGTTCCTTTTTCAAGAATCCCCTCAAACCCTTTGTCAAGTATAAATGGAAAATGAACTGGCAAGTCATAGGTATCAGTCTCAACCACGCCCGAAAGTGTTTGAAAAGGCAAGTCTGTTCTGTTTAGAGGATGAGTAAATAGCGTTGAGTATCCTTTAGGGGTTTTCATAACCCACTCATTATTGAATTTGAATGGCTCTTTGCCACCCCTGTCTCCGGCTTGCTCTTTTGCAACTTGCTCAACAGAGTGCATACTAAGGGGCCTTCCAACTTTCCAAACAAAAGAAGGATGACCATCTACTTGCGTTACCTGCACATCAGTATTTAGTGTGATTATGTAACCAGTCATTAGGCTGTCTAAAAAAGGATTGCACATCTTTACTGTGCCATTTGATGTTGCGTCTGGATAATGCTCAGACTTCTTGCCACCTTTTACATACTTTGAAAGATTTTTATACCAATCTGGAATTGCTTTAGTTGCTGGTATTGGTTTGCTAAAGATTACTTCTGTGTCTCCATCTAGGGGAATAAATTTGATGTCCATTCCTTTACTCTACAGGAATTTCGACCTCTTGCCAAGTTTCAGTTTTTGAGTTCCAAGAATACAAACTATCGCTAGGCATTGGCTCCTTTGGAACCCAGCCCCAAGTAGACTCATCCCACACGTAAGCATCAGAAGGTTGGGGTTGCCTGAATTTATCATTGTAGGCTTCGTACCCCATTTGTGGAGAACCAGCCTCATTAGTTACCTCAACAATAGAGTCGTATTCCTTTTGCAAACCAACCAAAAGAGTTTTTACGTTAGAAACTTTATCAGCGACTATTGTGTTCCACACAATACCGTTCACAATTACTGCAAATGTTTTCATGTCCTACCTATTCGCTAACAATAAAAATCGCACCGGCAGAGCCTCCGCCGCCAGAACCGGGTCCACCTGTTTGATTGCTACCACGAGCGCCGCCACCGCCACCGCCGTAACCTCTGCCGCCTTGTCCATTTCCATTACTGTAGCTTATGCCACCACCAGCTCCGCCACCATACAAAGCACCGCCTTGAGCAGTCTGGTCAAGGGGGGCATTTGCTTGTTCTGCAACCTTTAAGAACCAAGGAAGATTAACTCCAGAGCCTGTTCCTCCATTGCCTTGGCCCCCACTGTTACCATTACCGCCATTGACTCCACCACTAGCTCCGCCACCTCTATTACCACCAGAACTGCCGCCACCGCCAGAACCTCCAGCACCGCCATCGTAATAGCCGCCGATTCCTCCAGCAGCCGTTCCAATGTTGCCAAAACTACTAGTTCCACCAGTATTTCCCGATGCGGTATTGGCAGTTCCATTAGAATTGCCGCTAGCACCAACGCTGTAAGAGTATGTTCCAGCAGCAACGCTACTTAATACTGTTAGGTAGCCAGACCCACCGCCAGCGGTGGAGCTATACCCGCCAGACTTGCTACCACCACCACCGCCACCGCCAAGCAAGTAAACAGTAGAAGTATCTGTGAGAGTTACACTCCCTGAAGATGTCAAAAGCTGTGGTGTCCCTGAAGTGTCAACGGGTAGTGCAGGACCAGCGTTTGATAAAATAATCAAGGATGCTGCGGGCAAAGCAAAGGTTAGGTATTCTGCGGCTGTGCCCAAGCTGAGCCTTGCCATGCTTTGACCGATTGTCTCGCTGTTATCCGGTCCTTCTGGAATAATTTGTGTGGTTGCAACAGGACTCATTGCAGAGTCATACGCTATTACGGTTCCAGATTGTCCTGCGTTACCATCTTTATCAAAAAACTCTAGCCAATAGTAGCCAGCGTCTAGTGGGTAATAGTAGCGGTACTGGTATGTGCTATTTGGTTCATAGTTGAACCAAATAGCACCGCCGCCTGATGGGTTTGCCCAAGCAACTGCCCCGCCAACAACACTAAGAACTTGGTCGTCTATGCCTACGCCTAAGCGAGTTACTGAGCTAGCGCCATCTGCAACTAGTATGTCTTGTGAGGTTGTTACTGTGCTTTTCGGAATAAGGGTTGATAGGTCTGGTTCTTCTGCAAGTGCTACGAACGCCGAACCGTTCCAGCTCTCATAGACGTTAGTGTCTAATAGGTAAGTGAGCATACCTTCTGAGGGTTCTGCAATAGCGGCTGTTCGTGCCGTTGCGTCGGCAAAGACCATTACGGTCTGGTCCATTAGGTAGCCGTTTACATCGGCTGCGGTAAGGACCTCGTTAGCCGCGAATACTTTTCTGCCTAATCCTGACATATTGTTCCTATCATAAGTTCGCTGAGTCTAGCTTACCAAAAATTGCATCATCTAAGATAAATGCTGTGTACTTGACTTCTTGGAAAGATAGATTCATGTCGTGAAACTGCGGTGTTTTTGAGTGTTCTATTTTGATTACCTGAATAAACTTTTCAATCGCATCGCCGATACCGTTAGGCGTAAACTCCACCTTGCAAACGCCGCCTATTTCTAGGCCGAACAATTTTGCTTGATGTTCTGGCGACAGGTCGTTTATTTTTATGTTTAGTGACTCTACGCGATACTCGGGCTGTGAATATATATCTGCGTAGTGAACTGAAAGGTCTACGGATTGCTGGTCTGTTGCTCCAAGGAGGTCTGTCTGCGAGTATTCTCTAGCACCGTAGGTACCGATAGATGCTTGGTCGGTTGTCACTGCCGTGCCGCCACCTACGTTTGCAATGGTTATTTGATTGAACAAAAGCTCAGAACCGAATATAACGCCTATTGAGCTGTAAGGAACGTTGTCACCTTGGTCAAATATAACTAGCGTTTCAGAACTTGGGAACTGAATACGGTTACGAAATGCAACGTGTCCATTTTTTGCCACAAACAGAAGTCCACCCTCAGTTGCAGCAACAGTCTGCAAGTAGCCAAGTCCGCCAGTTCCGTCTGTAATCTCTTGAGCGCCACAGTCCACCGTGCCGTCATCTAGCGACCTAAGTGACGCAGACCACCCAAGAGAATCTAAAGTAGCCGCTATACGGCTGCCAGTGGCTTCTACGGACGGTGTAGAGGCATTAAGTGTCTGCTGAGCAAGTATTGTTGTTGCGTCTAGGGAGGTCGCGTCTGCAATGGAGTTGCCATCCGGGGTGTAAGTTAAGTTCCAGTCGCTTACCCATCCACTGAACGCAAGCTCACCTCCCAGTGAAATGCGGATTTCTCGTCTAGGTACTATGTTGCCGTAAAAGGGAGAGTCTAAGTAAAGAGGGTCAAAAGCCCTGTCGTGATTATTGAAAGACACGTTAGCAATAGCAGCCGGGAAAGCAGCAAAGCGCCTTGGCTTACCGCGAGAGATTGTAACGTCTCGCACCCTGTCAGTAATGTCATAGAAGATAGCCCCGCCAAGACGATAATCAGGGCTGTTTAGCTTTCCTGCAATTGGGTCGCCCAGTCTAAGAAAAGGACCAATGGAACTTTCAAGCAGGTCAAATCCAACTTCTACTTTTAGAACTGCCGCTGTCATACTATCCGCCTATAGGTGCTGTTGTAAGACCGCTGTTTGCAGACTTGAAGGCGATAATGCCTGACTCTGTTGCCTGACCTAGTGAGTAGCTTTCTACTCGGCTTGTAGATGGTGGCGAAACTATGTTGTAGTAGTTGTTGACAGTCTGACCCCCAGTGCCTCTTGAAATAGACTCTACTTCTGCGCTAGTTAGTCCTTTTGTCAACCCGCCAAGGTCGCTGACCGAACCGCTCTCGATATCTTTTCTTAGCGCCTCAAATGCGCCAAGCTTTCCTGTAACACCTTCTCTGACTAAGCTTGACAAGCCCTTGCCTAGAGCAGCGTTGGCACCAGCAATAAGTTTGTCAAGTTCTTCTAGCGCAGGATTGACTCTTGGCATATCTGGCACAGGTATGTTTTTTATTTCTTCTGCTGCATCGGCTATGGCTTTGTCTCTGCGAGTGTCGGTAACCTTACCTATCTCAGTGCTTAGTGTTGCCTGAAAAGCAGTGTTGAAAGCTTCTGCCATTGCGTAAGCTGCGGCTTCTAGCCTTTCCTGCTCGGACATGATGCCTTCAATAAGGCCGTCAACCAAGTCAATGCCAGTGCCGTATAGTGTGGCGGAAACTTCTTCGCCAAGGTCTGCACCGAGCTGGTTTATCTCAGCAAAGATTCCGCTTATCTCACCGACAGTCTCAGAGCCACCATCTACAAGCGCCTGAGCTGTTTGCCCACCTGCTTCAACGCCAGCCTGTACTAGCTGATTGAATAGCTGCGGGTCAAGACCCATGTCGCGGAGTGTTCGCAGGTTGGCAGCAAAGTCTCTTGCTTTTGTAGCCATGTTCTTAAAGCCGTCAAGAAGTCCTGCGGTCTTGTCCTGCACCTTCTGGATGGTTTCTTCGTAATCGCGAGTAACTACAACGTTGAACTCTTTTAGGCTTCCAGCGAGGCTCACAACGCCTCTGGTGACCTCTGTGATGGTGCGAGTCTCTGTCTCGTCCTTTAGCGCGTTGAATAGAGATGTCAGGTTCAATGCTCCGGTTAAAGCTGTCTCGTACTCGCTTATAAGAGCCTTTGACAAAGAGTAGCGCTCAGCCATGTCGTCACGCTGACGCTGAATGGCTTGTAGCACCTGTAGCTCTTGCTGAGCAAACTTACGAAGCTGGTTGTAGCCTGCCTCGAACAAGTCTCCATTACGGAATGCTGACTGTAGTGACCGCTCTATGTTTTCTAGCTGAGATACAACAGCCTTTTCAAAGCTGCCCATCTCTATAGCGATAGTTGGCAAAACATCGAAAGCAGATAGTAGGTCCGTAAAGGTTAGCTTTAGGTCCTCGGCTTGCTGAACAATGTTGGCTATTGTTTCTATTAGTCGGTCATCAACGGCCTTTACAGCAAGGTCGTACTCATCCCATGCAGCAGCAGCGTCAGCAAGTTCCTGAGCGCCAGCAGCGGTCCTGTAGAACATCTTTTCAAGGTCGCCAAGTGAGATGATGCCTTGCTTTATCTGAATCCAGATGTCCATGAAGTTTTCAGAGCCAAGGATTTGTTCAATGAGGCCCTTTGAGCCTGTCATCTTTTGGAGCTGTAATCTTGCTGTTTGCTTGTTTACTTCCTCTTGCAAAGAGTCAAAGAACTTCTTTACGTAATCTACTGCTTCTTCTTTGGGGCTAGAAGAACCTGTAGGTCCAGAGCTTCTGCTACCGAACTCCGCAGCGAGCAAAGCATCGAGAACCGCTTTCTGTTCGCCAATGTAAACGAGTCCTGCGTAAGACATTGTGTTAATGTCCATAGCTGCATATCTAGCCAGTCGTCCGATGTTGCCAAAGATACTAGCCCAGTCAGGCTGAGTCAAAAAGTATGCTATTTGAGAGGCGTTGAACCCCATCAGCTTGAATTCGTCCGCTGCCTTACTCTTTGCAGCTACTTCGCCTATTTCTGCGAACACTGCTGCCAGCCCGGTTAGCTCACCTTCGGCATCTTTGGTGTAAAGTCCTACGCGCTCTAGCTCACGCTGAAAGTAGGTCAGCTCAGGACCGGCATCTGCCGCTGCCCTTGCTGCAATCTTAAAAGCAGTTGCAGCTTCTCTTGCCGAGGTAGAAGCGGCTCTAGCTCCCTGACTGACTGTTTCAAAGTCTCCGCTGACTCCGCGAGCTGCTTGCTCGTTCCTAACCATGTTGTCATAAAGGGTAGCAAAAGCATTGCCTATGTTTGCAAGTTGCTCTTTAGCGTTATGGGTAATAGCCCTGCTATTTATGAACTCCATAAACTTGCTGTTTGCTGCTGCATCACCAAGCTTATTTAGCTGGAAGGTTGCTGCACCTATAGTTGCTGACCAAGTATCAAAGAACTGAATTGCAAACTTCATTATTCCGTTTAACACGGTCATGGCAAGGTTTAGCGGTCCTGCTACCAGAGTTGCCAAGCCACTGAGCAGCTCTATAACGGGCTGCATAAATACGATTGTGTTACGCAGCGTTTCTGCAAGAGTTAGGAATAGCGGAGTTAGGTTGGTAATGCCGTCAGCCAAGGCATCAGAGACCTCAACAAACTCTGGACCGATGCTTTGTGCTATTTCCGCAAGACCGTCAGTAACCTTGGCGAGCGGCTTTTGCAGCGGCTCACCGAACGCGACTGTAAGGTTCCCAGTTACGGCTGCAAGCTTTGACTGTGCAACATAGAGAGTGTCAGCAGCTCTAGTAAAGGCTCCGACTGAATCATCTGCTCTTTCAAACAGGAGTGTTAGACGCGCTGTTGCTTCAGCGTTTGCACGCTCAGCTCCGGTCAGGTCACCTAGTCCTTGACTAGCGAGATAAGCGTTTATCTCATTCTGCTTCATGGCCACACCGAACTTCTCGATAGGGTCATACTCACCACGGAACAGAGCGGTGATAGCTAGTAGCGCATCTTGCAGGTCATAACCATAGGTCGTAGCAAGGTCCTGAGAAAGAGTTACTAATCGCTGTGTTTCGTCTGCCGACTCTGTGACACTGAATCCGTACTGCTTTAGAACTGAACCCAGAAAGATTGACGCTTGAGCGGCTTGCTGCTGAGAAATTCCATAATCTTCTACTTGCTTTGTAAAGTTGTTGATAGTGCCAAAGGCGCCTTCAAAGGTTTGCTTTAGGGCAAGTATGTTTCGCTCAAACTTCTGGGTCTGCTCTATTGCATCGCTTATGAAAGCCTTAGAGCTTGTTAGTGCCTGAAATGCACCGAACGAGCCAGCAGCTACACCTATCTGCTTTGCTAACGCACCGAAGTCTTTGCCTGCGCCGAGAACGGCTGTACGAGCTTGATTTAGTCCTGCGCTTTTGAATACCGACGCAATGGTCAGAATAATTGGGGCTGCCATTAGCGGGCCGTCCTTCTATTGGTTTCGTAAATAACCATGTCTATCAACTTTTCAACATTCTTGCGATGAGTAGGCTGGTGCTTTATAAATGCTGGGTAAGCATAACGCGAGCCTGTGCTGCTTCCTTTACCCTTGGCTTTTGACAGCTTTTGCAGAAATGTATTACTGTTTGTTGCGTTTATTTTGTGAGTCCTTGTAACGATGCCTCGTCCAAACAAGTCTATTTGGTAAGGCTGGGTACGATACCTGCCATTAGAGTACATTGACTTTTCGCCACGTCCTGCCATGTCAGCAAGAATTAAAGGCGCTTTCTTTACCCTTACACGAACGATTGACAGTTCACCGTCTTGACCCAACTTGAGTTTTGATAAGTTTCTGTTTGCATTCCTACTCTTGTAGTTGACGTCAATACCAGCAGAAGTGTTAATTGAGAAATAGTTGTTGTACCAAGATAGACGTCCGTTGTCACCATTTACTGTGTTAAAGCCGTCATAGTACCGACGAGAGTTTGCTTTTCGCGTTGACCAACTGTTGTTTTCGTTGATTCTTCTAGGACCAAGCGGACCACCGGGTCCTACTTTTGAGAACGCGTCTCTGATGTCGTTTCTAGCTGGGACACCAATCTTGCGTGCTTCTTTCTTTAGCTTTAGAAAGATTTCTGGGGCTACTTCTTTTAGCCTGCGCTCTAGAGCCGCCATGTCTGTCATTTCAATGGAACCCTTGTTGCCGTTAGTACCAAGCACTCTAGCTAGGTCGTAACTGCCAACATCTCCGTAGGAAGAAACCTTATTGAATCCTGTTGCGGCTCCAATCAAGTACGAGCGTCCAATGCCACCCAGCAAAGCTCCAAATACCACAACCGCCGCCTATCTTCTAAGTCAATTCTACCCTAAGAGAAAACCCCCTCCGGAGAGGGGGCTTCTTTAGTTCTTAGGAGTGTTTTTTGCAACCATCCAACGGTACATAGTCCACAGCATTCTGTCGTCTAGCTGCATAAGCTCTCTTGGCGAGATACCTGTCTCAACTGCTATACCTGCGATATACCAATGAGCAGAGCTTTCGCCAAGACCCGTTATTTTGGGTCTGCTTCACTCTCACCGACGCCATCTACAGTGTCTAGCCATTCTTCATAGTTAAGCTTTGTAGACTTTGTTCGCTGCTCTGAGTGCCACGCTAGGAACAGCAAGTGTCCTAGGCGCTGCTCAGATGCAAGCTTTCCGACTGAAATGTTGAACTTGTCCTCAAAGGCAACCAAGTCAGACGTGCTGGCTGTAATTGACTTCTCGGTTCCGTCCGCGAATTTAATAAGTAGGTTGAATCGCATTTTAGTTTCCTTTTCTTATGATGTAGCGTAAGTGATTGCACCCGTGGTCGGAAACGATACTGAAAAGGTTCCGAGGTCGCCTACTGCACCTGACACGGGTGTGAAGCTTGTGACTAGACAAGACACAGTGTAGAGCGGCGTGTCCGTGGCGGCTACTGTTCCGTTACCTGCGATAAGCGTAAATTGAACTACTGTTCCCACTAGGTCCAAGAACAGGGTGGATACTGCGCCTGTACCGAAGTCTTGGTGAAAATCCAGCGAAAGAGTCCCGGACTTAAGTCCACCGATTACCTCAGTGAACCCGCCAGAACCAAAGTCCGTTGTCTCAACTTCGGCTGCGTTAATAACCAACTCTGCGCGGGCGCAAGCAGTTGAGATATCATCACCGCCCATTGTTACTGTGGTTGCGGTTACTACGAATTTTGCCATTTTATTTCTCCTTTTATGCCAAGACGGTGACTGTGAATTCAGCCGCCAGATAGTTCTGGTCGTTTACGGTGATAGAACCCATTCCGCTTGAGCGTTCAACCCGCAGGTCATACACCTCGCCAGAAAGCGTCTTATCTGATTCTATCGCAAGTTTCACGGACTGACTTCCGGTGGGCTGGCAATAGGCATCTAGCTTTCTCTGCATCTCACGCTCGGCTGCACGCCCAACGATTACTGTTACAGAGAAGTTGTATGTAGTAAGACCGCCTTGCATGGCTCCGTCGTAATCTACGCTCTCTAGAACGATGATGCCGATAGGCGGCGTAGGGTTGTCAGGAATCTCAGCAGCCGACCTTAGCCCGCTAATCGTCCCTAGGTTTGTTGCCATACGCGTGCGTATAACTGTGAGGTCTGCCATTAGGCCATCCGCATCTTGCGGTAAGGACCTAGAAGCGCCTCTATGTCTGGGTCAACGCGACTGACTCTTACAATTCCAATGTCACCGAACCCGGCAACCCCTAGAGGGCTGTCGTAGCGCTTGAACTGTCGTATTGACAAAAGGTTGCAGGCTTGCTTTACGTCTACAGGGATTGATGTGCCGTAACCGAATACTCCTGTTACCTGAACCGTGGCTTCTTCCATCACCGACGGGAAAACATAATCACCGATTGCGCGAATGCGTGTGAAGGGGCTGTAGTAGCTACCAGTTAGTCCGTTTAGAGGTTCTAACTGAAGGTCTGTTGCTTCCCAAGTAATGTTGAAGGTTCCATTGGCACCGGAAGAAGTTTTTAGAGTTGTGAGTGTAGACAGGTCATCTATTGTGCATAGATAAGAGCTTTCGGGAGTAAATACCCTAGTAGCAGTTGTGCTTAGGAACACACGCTCAGTATGTGTATCTATTTGACGCGAAGCGGACTCTACGCAAGTTTCTAAGAGTGCATCGTCTACATCATCAGTAATGCGAAGAATCGCCTTTACTTCTGTCAGAGTTGTGTAGCCATCAGTAATTGCCATGTGTCTAGTTTACCTTTATCAGCCGTGCAAGACAAAGCCCCCATGGAACCTACAACCATGAGGGCCTCGACTTATTTCGTCAGATTAGCTTGCGCCACCAACGAAGTGCTTGATTTCGGTGTTACTGGTCAAGTCGCCGTCAACACGAAGAAGGAATCTCCAAGTGGTTAGGTCGTTCTGGAAAGCGAACTCGGTTGAAGAAGCAACGTCTAGTCCACCTGCAAGGCGAACCTTGTAGCTGTCAATAGAACCTGCGATAACGGACTTTGCGTCAATAGCGGAGTCTGCCATGTGTGGGTTCTCTAGTACGTTGAAGCCAGCAAACGTGTCGTTGCCTCCGGGTCCTACCTGAGAGATGTTGTATAGGTAGTTTCCAGCGGTGTCCTTTAGCTTACGAGCAGCACCGATTGAGCTGGTGTTCATCATCAACGCAAAGCTTGGCTTGCGCCTCGTAGCCGCATCAACCGAGTACAGAAGGTCTATTAAATTGTCAGCCGTGAAACCGCCTGCAACACCGGTTGCACCCGTAACGCCTAGACCAGAAGCGGTTACGATACCTCTTGGCTTTGAGGACCCGTCACCTACGGTTAGTGCTTCGTTGACTGCGTAACCCATTCCGTTACCAGCTTGCTGAGCCAAGTGTGCGCCGAGGTCAAAGCCTGCGTCGGTTACTAGCTCGTTTGCTGCCTGAATGATTCCACCGTACTTGAATGCCTGTAGTGTGATGCTTGAGTAAGTAGGCTCAACATCGTCAAGCTCTGCCCCGGCACCCTTTAGGGTCATTGCGGAATAAGAACTCAAAGTTGGGATTGTCAAATCTTCCCCAGAGGTTGTCTGGATGATTTGTGGAACCTCAAGCATTGGCCCTACTGCGCGAGCAACGTCAAACACTTCGTCGTAGAACGACTTTGGTACTGTGTTTGCAGATGGCGCTAGAACTGCACGCTTTTCGAAGGTGTGTCCACGCTGCTCGCCTAGTGCAAGTGAGCGGAAAATGTCAGACGAAGAACGTTCCTCAGATACCGAAGGGATAAATCCTTTGGCAGCTACGGATGCTTCTAGGGCGCGTGACTGGCTGCGTGTTGCAGCAGTGATAGTCTCGTCAGCCTTTGAGATGTCAACTTCGATTGCGTTGATTTTGGATAGTTCAGCAGCGTCAAGTCCGCGAGCCTCTGATTCTGCGAAGTCAATGACTTCACGAACCTGTGTAATGAGGTTGTTGCGGAGTTCCTGCTGAGATTTGATAAACTCAGACATTGTGTCTCCTTAGTAATAATTGACAGATGACAGTCGCGTTGACGCTGACCGAATACGGCAGAGCTAACTCACGTCCGATAGTTCAATTTTAGTAGAAGTTTCCACAGGGTAAAGGAAACCCCCAGAGAGAAGGGTAAATCTCTGGGGGAAACCCGCCTGAATGCGGAGTGAGACTACCGCGTCTCGTCAGCCTTTGTTATGCGGGTTTCTTTTGCTGGCCTGTCGAATTTGGCTGTCTGAACGACTTCGCCTTCACTTTTTACAGTGTCTAGGTCAACTTTTACGGTATCAAGTGCAACTATTGCATCGGCCCACTTGCCTGCAAGGTTGAACACATTACCAGACTCAGGGTTTCCAGCAACCTCTAGGATTGCCTTTTTGATTTCATCTTTGGTTGCCATGTTAGTTCCTGTCCATTAGCTGTAGCTTCTTTTTCTTTAGCTCAAGCATTGCCAAGTCGTGAGCGACTTTTTGCTCTGCTTCTAAGTCTACTTCAGGTTCGACTACTGCTTCAGTCTTGGCTTCAGGGGCAAGTGTCGTTATAACTCTGTTTAGCATCTCTTGCTCGTCACCAGTGATGTTTAAGCCATCTTCAAGCTTGCCTAGGGCGTCTGCTAAAGCCTCGACATTTACATCGGCGCGCTCAGCAACCTTCTGGAACTTGCGTACTGATACAGTACCGCCTGTTGCGGTATAGGCAGGCCAAGCTACTACTGAAACTTCGTGAAGTCTGACCGAACGTAAGGTGCGCTCTGAGCCATCGTTAGACCAAGTATCCCCACCTTGGGGGACACTAAAGCCAAAGCTCATCGCATCTACGTCTCCACGCTTTAGCAGCTCTGCTACATCACGTCCGCGAGAAGTATTAGGCAGCATACCTTCTACCTTTAGTCCGCGGTCATCTTCGCTCAGTGTCATTGTGCGTGCGCGAGTAGAACCTAGTATCTCGCCTGAGTCGTGGTTCCACAAGAACTTTATGTCGTTGCGGGCATTGAGTGAGCGCTTGAAAGCGCCTTTAGCAATTCGCTCAGTAAAAGGTAGCGGCTCAGATGGGCTGTCAAACAAGGCAGCGTATCCGGCAAAGTGCATACCGTCGCTTTCCTCACGTATTTCAAAGCCTGCAACATTTACACGTTGTTCCATTTTAGACACTGTGCGTCTCCTAGTTTTTCTTCTTCTTTGAGTTTACCACTTTGGTCGCCTCGACAGGCTTTACTTCTTCTACGACTACCGCTGGTGGCGTAGGTGCAACCTTGATAGGTGCGACCTTCTTGATATCTGAGTGTGGTACTCGGTTACTGCCGCTAATAAGTGCCATGTGTATCTCCTTCTAGTTTTATGCAGAATAAATCATTGAAACTGTAAAGTCAGGCGAAGTCGTAGCTGGTGATGCCGAGTTGTTAGCTGCGCCTAGAACCATTGTGTAACCAATGCCGTTAGAGAAGGGAAAACCTTCGACTGGCAAAGGAAACGCAAGTGTCCCTGCCGCTGCTAAAGAACAAACAATAACGGGCGTCCCTGCCCCTGCGACTGGCGTTGTTGCAATGTCGTACAGTTTGAGGTGTCTAGGGGTTGCGGCAAGATTAGTAAAAACTACAGACCTCAAAATCGAAGGAGCTGCGCTAACACTTGTTTGGTTAGTAC